TTGAATGTTCAAAAGTGAATTAGGCGATAGGGCCATTCGGTACCTGCTGTTGAGCGGCCAGCTGCTTTACGAGCTCGCGGTCGCGATCTGAGTTGGCGCGAATGCCAGCGACATCAACTTGCGCGCCGTACCTGGCGCTGATTTCCGCAGCCTTGAGCACAATGTCGGCCTCGTCTTTGTCGCGCCGGCGGTCGTCTTCGCGCTGCATCTTTTCGCGCTCGAGCTCCAATTCAGCCTGCTTTTTCTGGATGTTCGCGTTGATCTCAGCCATCTGCACCTGGATCAGCTGCGCCTCTATAGGTGGTTCCTGTGGCGCTGGTGGTGTAGGCGGCTGCTGGCTTGGGTCTTTGAAGAATCGCTGCGGGTCTTTGAAGCCAGCCACTTCCAGGATCTGCACCAGCGTCTGGTAGTAGTTCTCAACGCTGACCAATGGATTCTCTGGGCCCAGCTGCTGTAGCAGCTGCTCTTGCTTGTCTGCGATCTGCTGCAGCATCTGCATGCGCTCAACGTCGCCGCCCTTGCCTAGCGCCACGTTGCTGACAACGTCCATGTCGGCATTCCAGCGGTCAGGGCTCATGGGCACAAACGTGTTGCGCAGACGTATCATGCGCGGCTTGTCCATGTGCTTGATGATCAGCTGCAACAAGCCTTTGTAGAGCCGCGTCATGCCGCCATCGGCGAACAGCCTGGCAATCATCTCGGTGCGCTGCTGAGCGGCCCCAATCGTCTGCTGTACGGCCATAAGCGTGCTGCTCTGCAATGCGCTTGGGTCGAGCCCGTCAGCCGCCTTAGAGACGCCTGTACGGTTCTCACGCATCTGGTCGAGGTAATCCAGCATGGGAAAGGCTTCTTTGCCAACGAAGGGCAAATTGAACGGCACAACGGCACCAGGCTGACGCATCCGAATCACGCCGCCAGCTTCGTTGTTCATCACGTCTTCGAGGCTCGCCTGGCCTTCGACGATGCCCACCCTGGGGTGCGTGCTCATCGCCAGGCTGTCGAGGCTTGCTCGCAGCACGGCAGTCTTGATCCGCTGAATGTCCATTGTCAGATCGGCGATCGACATGCCAAACATCGCGTGCGGCTCTGGATCTGGGCAGAAGAACGCGAACGGCACCATGTCGGTCGGCTCGTTACGCAAGATTTCGTAGTTAGGGCCAGCGCAGCAAATGCGTCGCAATTCGGCAACGCCATCGCCGTCGGTGTCGATCTTGGCGTATGCCTCGACGTAAAGAACGCGGCGCACCATTTCAGAGTTTTCAAACGAGCTCTGCTGGTAGCGCTCGCGGGCCTCGACGTTAAAGAGCTCGAAGTCTGTATCGCTAGTGGTGGCGTATTGCTCAATCTCGTCGGCGTCGTAGCCGAGCTCGACCATGTTGCTGATGGTCAGGTAAGCGCGGTGCGCGACCAGGTCAGCATCTTCCAGGCTGCGAGCATTGCGATTGATCACAATCTCTTCTGGGGGCACCGACTCGACTTTGATTTTGCCAATCTTCTTGCGGTGCGTGACGCGAACCGAGTGCATCGCCTCGGGGTTGTCGCTCGACGTCATGCTTTTCAGCATGTCGATCTCAACGTCGGGGTTGCTGTTTAGCGCAGCCAAAGCCTGGTCGTCCAGGTTATCGAGCTTGTAGCTCTGCGTCTTCTCTGACTCGTCGTAGCAATACTTGATAAAGCCAGAGCCCTTCACCAGCGCGTCTTTCATGGTCGCGTAGATGATCTCGATGTACGACTGATCCTGGTCTTGATTCAGTATGTAATTCACATAATCAGTCGCCTGCTTGGCCATCTCGACGTCTTCAGGGCCAGTAGGCGCGTATTCCACAACGTGGTCAGAGCCACAGAAAATGCGCATAAGAGACGGCAGCATCGCCTGGACAGTGTCGCGCACGTCCATCGTTTGCGCGGTGCTGCGGCCCTCTTCTTCGTTGCCCAGGGGCTCGCCGGCGTAATACTCGGCTGCCTCTGCGCGCTGGGGCGAAATGGTGTTGTCGATGAAGTCCACGGCATCTTCGATGGCGAGCGTGATCGCGGCTTGGATCTCCTCGTCGCCCATGCCCATGTCTTCTTCAATGAATTCTTCGTCGTCGTATAGTTCTGCCATCGTTATATTCCTGGTGCCAGTAGGCCGCCAAATGCCTCAAACGGCGCGCGAAAAGCAGCGCGCTCAGCTGGGTCTTCCATGTACTGCTGGTCTAGCAGGCCGCGCATCGCAGGCGTGCTCATCATGGAATTTGGGTTTTGCGTCGGCGGTAGTTGTTGGTTTTGAATAAAACTATTCATTTGCTGGCCGTAACCCTGCGGAGACGCGATCGCGGCCCGTGGATCTGGTGCAGCCATGCCTTGCACAAACGTGTCTATGCCGCTCAACAAACCAGATACGAAGCCCTGGCCTGCTTCTGCAGCGCGCGGTAAGACTTGGCTTTGCGCTTCTGCTGCAAGCAGTCCGCTTGGCGGGTTGTCGCGGCGATACTTTCTGCCGCCGGCACGGCGGGCATCAATCTCGTTTTGTATGTCTATGTCTTCAGGCGGTATCGCCATCGCATTGCCAGAAGACGTAGCAGCTGCGATTGCTGCAGCACGGCCCATCTTCTTTTTGTCTTCAAGATATTTCATGACGCCGTCTAGCCACTGCTGATCGGCTTTCTGCGCACCACCGCCAAGCAGCACAGCGCCTGTGCGCTCTGTTTCGTTAAGCGGCTGACCCAAGCGAGAGCTTTTTTTTGCGGTCACTCGCAGGTCGCCGGTTGCCCTGTACAGGTCTGGAAACATCACCTGCAACGGTATGCTTTCTTGCAGGCCACCAGTGTAGATGCCTTTCACGCCATGCGAGTAGGTATCGTGCATGGCGTCGTCTAGCAGAGCAGCACCTGGGAAGGCTTTTATGGTGCTGAACCCAGACTCACCACGCGGTAGTCCACGCAACTCCGGTTCAGTGATCGCGCGCAGTGTGTCTTCGTAGCTTGGAAAACCGACCCTGCCGTAGTCGTTTTTCATATCCATTTTGTTTACGACCAACTTTCGCAGGTCAGAAGGCGCAACACGTTTTCCGCCTTTTTTACTTGCCGGTGCCAGACCTTTCATCTGTGCCAGGCCTTCTTCAGTCTCAACGCCAGCGAAATCCGGCACGCTTTTTCTGATGTCAGCGTTAAAGCGATTGATGTCTTTCTTCGCGATCCCGAGCGCCGGTATCTGACGCACCATGCTTTCGACTAGCATCGTATTGAACTTCATTGACTCGTCGCCCATGCGGGCAAAGACACCGCGCACGTCATCGCTCAAGCCAGCAGCACGATTAATTTGATTCTGTAGTTTTTGCGCAGCGCCTTGGCTTGACGCCCAGCCCAACAAACTATCCAGATCGGAATTCATCAAACCATAGTTAGGGCCGCCCTGGAGCGGCACAGGAGCGCTCAGCGGGACGCCTTCGACATCCAATAGACTCGAGCCAGCGATGCTTGGATCGCCCTGTATGGGCACCATAGCGCTGCCCTGAAGGTCTTCTGGCCGTATGATCGTGCGCTGCAAAACGTCAACGTCTTGCGAACCGCCAGGCTGCATTCGCATGCGTTCTCGTCGGCCGAATGCAGTCTGATCGTCTGCTATCTGCTGCAGGTACTTGTTCACCCTGTTCATGTCGCGCTTTGACAAATCTTCGCCGCGCAACATGGCGTCCATTGAGGCGCGCAAGACGGGGGACAGACTAGCGGTGAGCACGTTCGCTTCGGCGTCTTGTGGCGCTGCAGATAGCGTGGTCATCGCGGCCAATGGGATGCCGTATTTCTTTGCAATATCGACGTACTTGTCGTCGAAAATAACGTAGTTTTCCGTTTGCTGACCGCGCCGCCTGCTACGGCTATTACCGTCTAGATAGCGAACACCCTTCAGCCCAGCGTCTTGCAGTGTTTGCGCAGCAAATTCGGCACCGTCGTCTTCGAGATAGCGAAGTAACTCCATGCCATAAGGGTTTTCTCGAGTGTTGAGATTAAGGTTTTCCGATACAGTCTCAAACCAATCAGTTGCTTCTAGTTTGGCTTGCACGCCTGGTGGTTGCTCATCAAGCGGCGCGAAAAGATCAAGCAAATCGTCGTTATTTGCTTGGATGCGTACCTGGTACATGTTGCCAAAATTGACCGGCTTGCCTTCACTGTCGCGAAAGGCTTCCATCTCATCGGCAAAGGAGTTTGCCTGAGACCTGTAGTCTTGATCGTAATCAAAATCTTTCGCGCGCTCCCGAAAGTCTCGCGGACGATCGTGCATCATTGCACGCTCGAGCAGTTCTGCTCGGGTATAGTCGCCTGCATTTAGCGCCCTTTCGGTTTCGAGCAGTAGGTAATTCTCAAAGTCGTAATTGCGCGGAGTCAGCTGCCTTAAATACTCTTCAGCAACATTTTCGCTTTCAGCAAAATAGCCACCACGTCCATAGGCTTGCGCGCCTTCGCCAGTGCCCATGTATTTGTTGAATTGGAATTGTTCAAAATCAGCTGGGGAAGCGTGGTAGCCAAGGATGCCTTGGTTCGCAGCCGCTTCTGCAGCATCAGCTGCGCGCAAGCTCGCTAGGGTTGCGTCATCAAGCAGACCGCCAGCTAGCGACGTTAGGCCGTCCAGCTTTGCCAATTACTTACCCTTCTTGCTTGGCTTCTTAGCAGGCGATTTTTTGTAGAGCATCTTGGCGATGTCATTTGCAGCGTCTTGCACGCCGCCTGGGCCACGTCGATAGGTCTTTTGGTCTGTATGCGCCACTCGAGCCCCCATATATGCCGATTTCATGGGGGTTAATTTTACCAGCTAGGTAATTGACAGCCCTCGCCTGAGCGGTTTCTGCCAGCTGCTAGCCGCGCTCATCACGCCGCTGAGCGTCATTGCGTCGCTGGCGAACGTGAGGCACAACGAGTCAGCCAGGTCAGGCGAGCGCAGCCCGCGCTTACGCATCTGGTCTTTGCTTTCCAGCTGCATCTTGCCGGAGCTCGTGAATTTGTATTTGGCGCTGACGAGCTCCGCGAGCAGGTCGTCGTCATGGGGCAGCGACACGTCACGGGCCTCGAGCCAGGCTTTCACCTTAAACCAAAGCTCAGCGCGAAGGTTGATGTACGTCGCCTTGGAGCTCGGGCTCTCGCTTGTGTTGATACCTACCGCCGGCAGGCCGAGCTCACGCAGGCGGTCGCACACACCACCGCCAAGGCCAATCGAGTCCACGTTGATCTGCACCGGCCGCGTTCGCGGTTGCTGGCTTTCGTACTCAGCAACCACAGCTCCGCATAGCTGCATCAAGTCCAAGCCCTGCCAGGTCTGGATGCCCATGAGCTCGCGCCCGCGGCGCTTACAAAGCGCACTGCGGTCAGAGCCAAAGCGGCTGACGTCCAAGCCCCACACGATCGGCTCGTCTTCCGTGATGACGACCTCGCGCCGCTGGGCACTTTCCACGAGCTCGAGCGGAATCGCCGTGTCGTCGTCGCGCTGCGGAAACTCGCCAAGCACGCGCACGCGAAAGGCGTTGCTCTCTTCGCCAAAGCGCGCGGCCATCTCACTCACATAGTCTTCGCTCACCCTGGGCGAGTCGATGCAGCTGACCTTGCGCGTCCACCAATCGCCCGCCATGCGGTGGTGCGTGTCAAAGAAGAAGCCAGAGCTCCGAGTCGGGTTGCCGAGCAAAATAGTCGTAGCGTGCTCGCCAGACATAGAGCCAGCTGCAGCCTCGAATACCGCCTCGGGGATGCCGGAGGCTTCATCGCACACCAACATCACATTGTCCGAGTGAACGCCCTGCAGCGCTTCCGGCGTCTCGGCCCTGGACGTCCGGCATGAAATAAACGCCTCGCTCGGCGCGGCTTTGAGGCTCACGCGGTCGCTCTTCACTTCGAGGAGCTCTTTGATCGCCACAGGGCACTCATTGATCCAGCGCTTGAGCTCGGCAAACAGCGCGTCAAACAGCTGCGCGCTAGTCGGCGCTGTCACGACGATTTTGAC